ACTTAAAAAAGCAGGTACAACATTTGACCTTGCACAAATTCAAATTCAAGCCGCATTAAAATACGGCATTGATAATGAAACCCGTTTGCGTTTGCTGTTGCAAAAGGCGTTGCTAGATGAGGATGTTGCCGCCGCCGCAAAACTGCAAGCGGCATTGTTACTTAATGAAGCTAAAACCAAAGAATTAGCAGATTTATTAGCGCACTTGCCAAAAGCTGATGATCCGTTTGCCGATTGGCCAGCCATCATTGCCAGAATAAATGGCCTGTTAAAGGATTTGAAAATACCCGGTAGCGCAACGGCATTACTAGCGGCGCAAGGATTAACCTACAATGCTGACACTGGCACAGTTACTAACACCCCAACCGTATCAAACCCAATTATTGTGCCTGTAAGTACATCAACAAATGGCACAACTACAGCTACTGCGGCAGGCGTAAACACTCCCGAAGTCCTAGAGGCCGCCGTTGCAGTTTGGAGCGCAGCACTTGATGCAATAGCCGCAGGCGGCGATTCAGGCTTTGCAGGTGCTGCTCGCAGGGCTGGTTATGTGCCAGACCCACCAGTTGTGAATGTAACAGTCAATGCAGGCGTTGTAGGCAGCGAGCAAGTGATTGCGCAAGAGGTACAAAACGCCATTTCATTCTTATCTCGCAGTGGAGGTTTGATTGGTTATGCAGGGCAGATAGCTGTATGACCGCCCCAACCGTTCAAGCCTTCATTAACTTCTCAACAGGCCCATCATTTGCGCAAGCCATGATTTTAGATACAGGCATACTTGACACAAACATCCTTGCCGATGCAGCGGCAGTCATTGTGGATGTATCAGACCAAATCAATGCAATTTCAATCCAGCGCGGGCGCAATGCGCAGGCTGACCAATTTCAAGCAGGCACACTCTCGTTGCGCATACTCGATACCTCGGGCGCGTTCAACCCCCAAAATGTCAGCGGGCCCTACTATAATCTTTTGCAACCAATGGTTAAGGTGCAAATTACTGCCACCAGTTTAAATGTGGTATACCCGTTATTTTCTGGATTCATAACTAATTATTTGACTACTCAGCCAAACAATTCTGCTGACACATTGAACTACACAACCATCCAAGCCGTTGATGCCATGCGCCTAGTCCAAATGGCACAGATAACAACCGTTGCTGGTAGTAGCGCAGGCGATTTAACCTCAACCCGCGTTAGCCAAATTCTTGACCAAATCTCATGGCCGGCCACAATGCGCTCAATTGAAACTGGATTAAGCACTGTGCAAGCCAATCCCAACACTGCAACCACCGCGCTATCAGCTGCTCAAAAATGCGAGCTAGTAGAATTTGGCGCGTTCTATGTTGATGCCAGCGGATCATTTGTATTTAAAAACCGCACTACAACATCCACATCCGTATCGGGTACGCCAAAAGTATTCAACGATAACGGCACAAATTTGCATTACTTTAATGCCGATTGGGTGCTTAATGATGTGCTGGTGTACAACCAAGCAAGTGTGACCCGTACAGGTGGCACAGCGCAGGTAGTAGTTAATGCAGCTAGTGTTACCAAGTATTTTGCGCACTCCTACAATCAAACCGCAACCATGTTTTCTAGCGATGCCGATGCCTTGCAGTATGCGCAGGCTTATATTGCCAGCCGCGCAGAAACCTCAATTAGATGCGATGCGCTAATTCTTGACCTGTACTACCCAGATGCAGCAATGGTATTGGCAGCCTTGGAGTTAGATTTTTTTGACCCCGTAACGGTTAGCACTACCCAACCCGGCGGGTCAATCCTTACTAAGACCCTGCAAGTCTTTGGCGTTAATTATCAAATTAGCCCAAATTCTTGGCGGCAGACTTTTACCACACTTGAGCCAATAATTGACTCATTTATACTAAACTCAACCCTGTACGGGATACTTGATACATCCGTACTCAGTTATTAAGGAGTAGAAAATGGCAGCAGGTTTAGGGTTCAAGACCTTTACCACAGGTGAAGTATTAACAGCAGCCGATGTGAATGGCTATCTGATGCAGGGCGTGTTGGTGTTTGCAACCGCAGCTGCGCGTAACGCTGCCATTACCTCACCGCAAGAAGGTCAATTTGCTTTTACAAAAGACACTAACGGTTTATGGTATTACGATGGCGCGGCTTGGGTTGCATCAGGTGCAACAGGTGACATTGAAGGAGTGACGGCCGGGGTCGGAATTTCAGGTGGTGGCACCTCCGGAACCGTAACGGTCACAAACTCAATGGCAACTGCCATAACAACTAACGGCGATATTATTTATGGCACTGGCTCTGGCACATTTTCTCGACTTGGTATTGGTTCATCTGCTCAGGTGCTTACTGTTGCTAGTGGTGTGCCATCTTGGGCAACGCCAGCGGCAAGTGGTGGAGATTTTGTCTTAATAACAGCGCAAACTTTTACAAGTTCTTCCGGAGTAAATGTCAATAGTGTATTCAACGGTACTTACAACAATTACAAAGTAATAATAAATGTTACTGCCGTAAGCACTGATAATCAATATGATTTAAGAATGAGAGCAAGCGGCTCGGATAACACTTCATCTAATTATCAATATGCAGGCATTAATCTTTATAGTGATTTAGATACAGTTTATGTTCAAAGAAGTAATAGTGGCACCGCCTTTGCTAGATTTGGTAGTTCTGCTTCGGCAGACAATGGGGCAACTAATATGGTTCTTGAATTTCAAAATCCTTACGCCTCAATTAGAACAGGGTTGCAGTATGGCGTAACGGGTTCAGATGGTTCTAGGGCAATTTGGGATACTGTGGGTGGTATATTTGACGGCACAAATAGTTTTGATGGGTTTAGTATTTTGGTAGATACAGGAACTATCACAGGAAAGGTTTATGTATATGGATACAAAGTCTGAACAAATCTTTATTACTGAAGATGGAGAAAGCCGTGAATTGCTTGGAAAAGAATTAAGCGATTTTCTTTTACAACGAGAAAACGATAATGCTGAACGCGAAATCGTTAAAAAAGCGATAGCCGACAAACTAGCCGCAAAGCAATCCGCACAGGCAAAACTTGCCGCGCTAGGATTAAGTCTGGATGAAGTGGCCGCCATCCTTGGTAACTAGCCAAAACGGGTGGCCAGCATCTAAAGACCCGCATGAGATTGGCGTAAAGCAATACGCCATTGCCGATTCGGGCGTTAAATTACGATGCGCGGAAAAGGTTGCGCCGTTATTAGTTGCCTTTGCATCGCAATTCCATGAACATATTGAAGCAATAGATGATGGAAATGATGACTGGGGTTACTGTTACCGCGAAATAAGGGGAAGTCAGACAGTACTTAGCAATCATTCAAGCGGTACGGCAATTGACCTTAACGCTACAAAACACCCATTGGGCGCAGCTGGCACATTCTCAACAGTGCAGGTTGCATTGATCCAAGCGTTATGCAAAAAGTATGGCATCCGATGGGGTGGAGATTACAAAGGCAGAAAAGATGAGATGCATTTCGAGATTTCATTTGATGAAGCTAAAACAGCTGCATTGATTGAAAAATTGGGCCTATCAACTAAGAAGGAGAAAACCAATGCACAAATCAATTGAGGCATTAAAAAAGCCTGCGATGTCATGGCTGCGCGCTTCGCTCGCGGCAGTCGCAGCTTTATACATGTCTGGGATAACAGACCCAAAGATTTTGGCCAATGCCGCCATTGCCGGGTTTATTGGGCCAGTGTTAAAGGCCTTAGATGTACCCGCAATTGCTGGCAAAGCAAAAAAGTAAGATAGCCGCGTGGATAGGGTCAGCCTTATTTGTGTTGGCCCTATCTGGGTGTGGTTATGATGGACAAACCAGATACGCCTGCCAAGAATACAAAAACTGGTACAAACCCGAGTGCCAAAAACCCCAGTGCATCCCGACTGGAACATGCACTGCAGACATCCTTGGCCAAACACCGCCACCGCGCAGCGGCAAGGCTTGACCCGCAGGATGTCCATGCGCGGCTTATTCTCATTATAGGTAGTACCCTTGCCCTAGTCTTTTTAATAGTCAGCGTGGGAGTCACCTATGCCCTTATTTTTGTGACTCAACCGATTGGGGGCCAAGCCCCAAATGATGCAGCTTTTATTGATTTGCTTAAAACTTTAGCCATCTTTTTAACAGGCTCACTTGGCGGGGTACTAGCAGGCAATGGCCTCAAAGCCAAAGAAAAGAAAACCAACACGCAGCATAGAAATTGACAGACTAAAGGGATATTGCGCTATTATCGCGTAATGCGCCAAATGGCGTATATCAGCGAAAGGGCCTCACATGTCAGCTACAAAAAATGAATTATACAGAATAGAGCAAGGGATTAAATTAGCAGGCGAGAATTTATTGGCTGCATACCAATCCGGCGAACCTGAATTAATGGCAGCAGTTTTAGTCAATACCTTGGCAAGTCTGCCAAGTTATTTAGGTGCTTTGCAAGGCGAGGATGACCAAACGGGAATGTGGTTGAGCGTAATGCTTGGCGAAAAGGTTGAAGCAAAGTGGGGCGATAATGGGGTGGCTTACTTAGCCTCGAGAATGTCCACAATTTGCACAGCAGAACAG